ATACACGGGTAGCGGGACAATCACCTTCTAATCATGAGCCAACAAAATCTTGGCGGGTTCATCTCCGCAACATTCAACCCACTGACTGACCAGAAGACCAGTACGGTCGAGTACCTTGTTGTTGCTGGTGGTGGTGGAGGTGGCGGCTCACAAGGCGCTAACTATGGTGGCGGCGGAGGCGGTGCTGGTGGATTGTTGGCTACGTCTGGATTTACGATCACGCCCGGATCAAGCGTTACGATTACCGTGGGCGGCGGAGGTGCTGGGGGAGGACCATCAGCAGGTAGTGGAACTAGCGGTAGTGATTCGGTATTTGGCTCGGTAACCGCTTCTGGAGGCGGAGGCGGAGGCGGCAATGGAATTTCCGGTGGTTCTGGCGGTGGAGGCGGAGGAGGAAGTCTAACTGGTGGAACAGGTACGGCAGGTCAAGGAAATAACGGTGGCTCTAGTTGGCAAAACGCAAGCGGCGCTGGCGGCGGCGGTTCTGGGGGCACGGGTTATTTTTCGGCGGCTTATGGCACGGGGGGTCAAGGCGGTGCTGGAACAACATCCTGTATTACAGGATCACCTGTTCAATACGCCGGTGGTGGTGGTGGTTCTGCTTATGTTTCCGGAGGTCAATTAGGTGGAACAGGTGCTGCTGGCGGTGGTGTAGGGTCATACAGTGATGGTTTTTACTACCCCGGAGGAAATGGAGTTGCAAATACTGGTGGAGGCGGAGGCGGTGGGAACCAACAAACTTTAGGTGGAACAGGTGGTGCTGGCATAGTAATTGTTCGTTGGCCTGCAAATACCGCACCTCCTGCAAGCACGACGGGCAACCCACAAGTTTTATACAATAATGGATTCCAGATCTACGTTTGGACATCCTCTGGCACTATTACTTTTTAAGGAGTAACAATGGCTCACTTTGCCAAAGTTGAAAACGGTGTGGTGACGCAAGTCATCGTCATTGATCAAGACACGCTGAACCTCGGACATTGGGGTGACCCATCTCTTTGGATTCAGACTTCGTACAACACTCAGGGCGGCAAGCATCTTCAAGGTGGAACCCCACTGCGTAAAAACTATGCAGGTATCGGGTTTACTTACGACGCCAACCGGGATGCTTTCCTGCCCCCGCGTCCGTTCCCAAGTTGGGTGCTGGACGAAGACACCTGCTTGTGGGGCGCTCCAACGCCAATGCCAACGGACGGCAAGATGTACAACTGGAACGAAGACTCCAAGTCTTGGGTTGAGTTTGTTCTACCTGTAGTCGAAGAAACCCCAGCGGTATAAGCCATGCCAGCACTCTCCGGTATCTGGACGCTCTCGCAGGTGTCTCAAGCAATTCAAAACGGTCAGTGGATAGCCCCACCGACTGTTGTTGAGTATTTGGTTGTTGCCGGGGGCGCTGGCGGGGGAGGAGACGGTCTTGGAGCGCAACAAACCGGCGGCGGGGGTGGCGCAGGAGGTTTGCGTCATGGGTTTGCTGGTATTGCGCCGGGATCTTCATACTTTGTGACTGTAGGAAGCGGCGGCACTTCAAGTACCACTACAACCGGAGGGTCTGGCAACGCATCAGTATTTGATGCCACGAGTTCTGGTGCATCCACAGGACGTATTGTCGCCACAGGCGGTGGTGGCGGTGGGAGAAGTGGCGGAGTTTATGGAGTGGTGGGTGGTTCTGGCGGCGGGGCTGGATCAAATGGAACAATATTAGCCGGGGGTCCCGGTATATCTGGGCAAGGCAATCGCGGGGGCGCAAACCAGACAGGTACTTATCCATACCTTGCGGCTGGAGGCGGTGGTGGAGCAGGAGCAATTGGGTTAGATGCCATTGGTGGAAATGTTACAGGTGGAAGCGGCGGAGTAGGGCTGGCGCTAGATATTACGGGCAGTAAAGTCGCTTATGCGGGTGGGGGTGGTGGTGGCAGTTATTACGGCGGAATTGTTGGAACTTACAGCATAGGTGGAATTGGCGGCGGCGGATTTGGTGGGTATTACAGGGCAAACGGCGGCAACGCTGGGTTTGCAAATACTGGCGGCGGGGGTGGCGGCGGTGCAAACGGACAGCCTCCCGGTAATGGTGGGTCCGGGATTGTAGTGGTTCGTTACCCCGGTTTTGTTCAATATTTTACTGGTGGAACGGTTACCTGTAACGGCGACTATGTAAGTCATATTTTTTCGTCTAGTGGGACTTTAGCGCCAACAACCCCTACGCCACTTGTTGGTGTTTTAATAGTTGCAGGTGGTGGCGCAGGTGGCGCGGGGTACGCAAACGGGTATAGCGGCGGAGGAGGTGGAGCCGGTGGAGTATTGACCGGATCGGTTTCCGCATCAGGAACTTTGACTGTAACTGTTGGGGCGGGGGGCGCAAGCACATCTACTGGTGGTTCTGCCGCGCCCTCTGGTAGCGCATCGTCAGTTGGAGGTTTGTCTGCTACCGGCGGAGGTGGCGGAGGATCAGAAAGCAACGCCGCATCTGGTGGATCTGGTGGGGGAGGAAGCCAACAGAGTTACGCCGTGGGCGCAGGAACTGCTCTACAAGGAAAAGACGGTGGCAAGGCCGTCCAAGACTACGGTTTTGGCGGTGGAGGCGGTGGTGGGGCCAATGGTTCGGGTGGAAACGCCGTCCAATATGTAGGCGGCTATGGGGGTGGTGGCGCATCAGTAACTATTGGCGGAATAACAGGCGTTTACGGCGGCGGCGGAGGCGGCGGTTGTTACCAAGGCGGTAAAGGGGGGTTTGGTGGAATAGGGGGCGGCGGTGACGGTGGCGTTAGTGCCGTTGGAAATGCTGCAACAGCCAACACCGGAGGCGGTGGTGGCGGATCTGGAGATGCGGCAGTAACCCGTGCAAGCGGTGCTGGTGGGTCTGGCCGTGTAATTATTGTGTCCTACAAAGCCGCCGCGTCTACAACTGGATCGCCAACAATAACGACTTCTGGCGCTTTTACGGTTTACAACTTTACCTCGTCTGGTTCGATTACGTTCTAATTGACAAGTGGAGCTAACATGACGGAGAAATTGGAAGCCAAATCTCAACTCATCGAGAAAACGGCTTTTGCCGTTCTTCCAATTCTTTTCACGTGCGTGGTCTATCTGATGAGTGCATTGGACAAAATCACGCACGATGTAACGGTGCTCAACGCCAAGATCTCCCTTGTTGTTACATCCGACAATAAACAAGCAGCCAATTCCGGGGCTGAACTTGCGCGAGAAAAACTGCGGCAGGATCTTGAAAAACAAATCCACGAGAACCGGGAACTAATCCACCTGAATCGAGAACGCATTGTCATCCTTGAACAAAAGGTGAAATGATGGAATCTTCTCTTGAACACTTGGTCAAGTTCTGGCCGCTTCTTGCGGGGATGATTAGCGTAGTCATTGTCCTTGCTCAACACCACCAACGGACGGCGGTCCTTGAAGAGAAGGTAAAAATGCTCTTTGACTTGTACAACAAGATGAAGGACAAAGATGGCTGACTTCGCCCCCGCCTTTGAAAAAATGATCCACGATGAAGGTGGATACCAACTGACGGACATTCCGGGTGACCGGGGAGGACAAACGTATGCAGGGATCGCAAGAAAACCAAACCCCGACTGGGCAGGATGGCAGCACATCGACCGCAAAGACTTTGGGGCAGCTACGCCTTTGGTCCGCGAATTCTATAAAGCTAATTTTTGGGATCGTGTCCGAGGGGATGAGATTAAGGACCAAGCTGTTGCCGAAACAATCTTCAACTTCGCCGTCAACACCGGAGTCGGGGTCGCATCCAAGCTCGCCCAAGTAATTGTAGGAGTTGCTCCAGATGGCGCTATCGGTGCTAAGACGGTTGAACGACTTAACGTCTGCACGGCGGAAAAGTTTGTTCCAACTTACGCACTCGCAAAAATCCAACGCTACGCCGCCATCTGTAACAGAGACCGATCCCAATCCAAGTTCTTGCTCGGATGGATCAACCGCACCCTGCAAGGACTCAAGTAATGGACCTGATCGGAATAGGATCAATAATTGAAGGCGTGGGTAAGGTTGCCGGTGACCTCATTACCACCGACAAAGAGAAACTCCAGATGGCGCTGGAAGAGCGCAAACTCGATCTGGAGGAAAAGAAAATTGATCAGGCGACCGACCTCGCCCAAGTGGAAGTCAATAAGATTGAAGCGGCGTCTTCTAGCTTTTTTGTCGCTGGGTGGCGCCCTGCTGTGGGGTGGGTGGGCGTTCTTGGGCTGGCTTACCAATTTCTCGGCTACCCCCTGATGCAGTGGCTCTGGGCTTTTGGTCAAGGATACGATATTATCCCTAAAGGGCTTAACCCTCCCCCTGACCTCGATGTCGAACAACTCATGACGTTGCTGGCTGGCCTTCTCGGGTTCGGTGGTATGCGGTCATTTGAGAAGCACAATGGTGTTGCGAGTAAGTAATGCTTAAAAAGTTCCAACCTCGTCCCGGTGTAAACAAGGAAAATACCCGCTACGCCAACGAGAACGGTTGGTACGACAGCGAGAAAGTCCGGTTTCGGGAAGGCACACCTGAGAAGATTGGTGGGTGGCAACGCATTTCTGCTTCTACCTTCTTAGGTGTATGTCGGTCGCTGTGGAACTGGGTGACGCTTGGATTCGCCAACTTAATTGGGGTGGGAACCAACCTCAAGTTCTATATATCCAACGGTGGTGCGTACTACGACGTTACTCCCATCCGCGTAACTACCATTCTTGGATCTAATCCGTTTGCAATCAACGGCACGACAACAACCGTCACGGTTACGGCTAGTGCTCATGGCGCAACTACCGGAGATTTTGTTACGTTTAGTGGGGCTACGGGTACTAACTCGACAACCCTGAATGCCGAGTACCAGCTTACGGTTGTAGACGCTAACTCTTACACCATCACAACTGCTACGGTTCTAACCCCTGCTGGCTCAACAGGTGGGGCGTCTGTTTCGGCGGCGTACCAGATAAATGTTGGACCCGCTGTTCAACTACCTCTTACGGGGTGGGGTGCGGGGGGTTGGAGTAACGGTACTTGGGGTAACGGTGGAGCGGGTAACTCTTCGCTTAGGTTATGGAGCCAAAATAATTTCGGTCAAGACTTGATTTTTGGGTACCGTGGAAGCCCCATCTACTACTGGAACGCTACGACTGGTGTAGGTGTACGAGGTGTTTTGCTAAGTTCTTTGGGTGGTAATGTCTCATTCACTAGTGCCTCGCCTACTGTAGTTACGTTGACCACAGCATTACCCGCCGGAACTCCCGTTCAGTTTGCTGCATCAGGTTCTCTTCCATCCGGTGTGTCTGCTGCAACTACATACTACTTATCTAACGTATCCGGGTTAACCGCCAATATAACTAACTCATCCGGCACGCTGATCAACACCGCGTCTACTGGGTCCGGTGCATATATCTCGCTACTGGTAGACGTGCCATCTGTGCAAAACGTGGTGTACGTTTCAGACAATCGGTTTGTGTTTGCGTTTGGCTGTAACGATTACGGTTCGTCAGCGCAAAACCCTATGCTCATCCGGTGGTCAACGCAAGAAGATCCCTACGTTTGGACCCCCTCTGCTACCAACCAAGCGGGTAGTTTGACGCTTTCTCACGGTTCCGAAATCGTTACGGCGGTTCAGACCCGACAGGAAACGGTTGTTTTTACGGACTCCGCTATTTACTCCTTGCAGTACCTTAGCCCCCCTGCGGTATGGGGTGCTCAAATCCTTGGCGATAACATTTCTATTATTGGCCCAAACGCAGCGATAGTTGCTTCAGGGCGAGTATTTTGGATGGGGGTAGATAAGTTCTACGTCTACGATGGTCGTGTCAATACTCTGAACTGCGACCTACGTAAATTTATTTTCCAAGATATTAACCTTGAGCAGAACCAACAAATCTTTTGTGGTACTAGCGAAGGTTTTAACGAAGTCTGGTGGTTCTATTGCTCAATTACTGGGCCAAATAATACCGGTACAGTAGTCAACCCAAATACAATTGTTGATCGCTACGTTATATACAACTATGTGGAGAGCGACGGGAAAGGTGGCATTGGTGTATGGTATTACGGTACTATGCAACGCACTGCGTGGCTGGATTCAGGGCTGCGTAATTACCCTATAGCTGCGACGTACAGTTATAACCTAGTCAACCATGAACAAGGGGTCGATAACAACGAGACGGCAACTACCCTACCCATCGAAGCGTATATCTCTTCGTCCGAATTTGACATCGAAGACGGCGACAAGTTTGGATTTATCTGGCGCGTTCTGCCCGACATGACATTTGATGGGTCTACTGCGACTAGTCCATCTGCCGTAATGACGTTGCTCCCCATGCAAAACTCAGGGTCAGGCTACAATAATCCGACATCAGTTGGCGGCAGTGACAACGGAACGGTTACTCGGACTGCTACTGTACCTATCGAACAGTTTACGGGGCAGGTTAATATCCGGGTGCGTGGGCGGCAGATGGTTATGAAGGTTTCTTCAGATGGGTTGGGGGTGCAGTGGCAACTTGGGTTCCCTCGGTTCGATATCCGTCAGGATGGTAGAAGATGACTTATCTTGTTACTGCCGACGATGTGTTGGCTCAAGCTGTTGCGCCTAACTTACCGCTTGCCCCAAACGAATACGAACGACGTTACTTTGACCAGCTTACCAACACGTTGCGGCTGTACTTCAACCAGCGCGACAAGATTATTGGGCAACTAAAAGCTAACGTACCTGTAACGGTAGCTAACCTACCTAGTGCAGCGACCGCAGGGGTAGGGTCTAGAGCGTTTGTAACCGACTCTTCTGTATCGACATTTGGCACTACGGTAGCCGCTGGCGGGTCAACTAAAGTGCCTGTGTACTCAGACGGTACTAACTGGAAAGTAGGTTAAGTATGGGCTTAAAAATCGGGGGTTGGAATCCGTTTAACATAAATAGCTATACTCAGCCAGTTAAACGTGTGGCTGATAACATACTTGGAATTGACGATTCTGGTGGCGTAAAAACTCTTGCCGATAACATACTTGGTGTTGATGATCGTGGCGGAATTTTAGGGAACATTAACCAGAACATTAACCCCCCAGCCGCAGACCGGTCTTGGATGACCCCTGCCGCTGACGCGCCTTGGAAAGCTGGGTACGACAACCTCATCAGACAGATGAGCGCGATTCAAGTAAAAGCGGATATTTATAAAGGCAGATCCCCGCTTCCGGCTGATCGGCACATGCAAACTATTGCCGCTACGCTTGCTAAAAACTACGGCATCAATAGTATTAGTGATATTGGTATTAGGACGGTCGGACGTGCTGATGATGCATATGAAGAATACTACAACAAAAACGACCCTTCTGTAGTAATCCCTTATACGTTTGCTTCTGATAATCAAGACGAAGGATATAGTACTTATAGTTTTCTCCCGGTTTCAGATGGTCAGGGCAATACTGTCCCTATACCAATTAACCAATATAGTAAATCCGGCTGGGGTGAAGTAGCTCAAGATCTTGCACCAGTAATCCCTGTCATTAACTTCGCACTTTCTCTGGCCGGTGTTCCTCCGCTTTGGATGGCGGCTGGTAACGTGGCTTTCCAAGCCGGTGCTGGAAATGTTAAGGATATTAACGACGCTCTTACAATCGCCGCGCCGTATATTATTGCTGCGGGGGTACAGGCGGGTGCTGCTGGTACGGACCAAGTTGGATCAGATTGGGCTACGTCTGGGGCCGGAACAAGCGCGGCAAGAACGCCAGCCGATATAGCTGCCGGATTATCCGCAACTCAAGCGGGCCAAGCAGTTTCCAATCTGACAGGTCAAGCAGTTACTGGATTAGCTGCTGATGCGTTGGGTGGTGCTTCGATTGCTGCTATCAATGCCGCTTTAACTGATAAAGATATCCCTAAGTTTGCTGCACTTGGCGGGTTTAGTGTCCTTGCTAATAATGCAGCACAAGCTGTTTATGTAGCGACCGGTAGCCGCACGTACGCCGCCGCAGTTAATTCGACCCTGACTACTCTTGCCCAAACAGGTAGTTTCGAGAGAGCCATATCTGCCGGTGGTGTAGCCGGGGCTAGTATGCTGGTTAACGAAGTTGTTAGTGCAGCTACTAGGAGTCCAGCCGCTGGACAGGTAGCTCAGTTAGGCATTACGTCAGCCCTTACAAATACCCCGCTTCTAACCGCCGACTACGTTAATCTTGCTAAACAGTTAGTTAATTCGCCTGAGTTTAAAAGAGCAACGACAAACGCTCCCGCTGCAAACACAATTGCAAGCGGCGGTGTCATGTTTGATCAAGACGGTGGAATTACCGGATATGAACCCACACTTGCCGCTGATAATTTAGACCACACACTTGAAGTAGCGGTAGCAAATCCGGTCACTTCAGATGCTGGAGGAGGGGTTAGACTTGAAGATGTGGTAGTTTATGGTAGGACGGGTTGGTTTAATCGGGTGGTAGACGCGGTTAAAGAAAATCTCCCGTCAATTAACAATAATTCAGGTGCGGGTCTTCTCCGCGCATTAACTGTTAACGCTGCTTCAGATCTACTTACCGCTCTTTGGGGGGTAGCTACTTCATTAGCCGGAGCGGATCGTAA